TATCAGATTGAACTGAAAATGCTGTTGAGGTTGATGCAGTTCCTGCTGTAAATGTGAATGAGGACCCAGCCCCAACTGGTCTATGCGTCATTATTCTTATAATACATTTATTAGTTATTTATAAATTCCAAATTACCTACTAATTTCTTCCCAATCCATAGAGGCAAGAATATCAGCATTCATACTTGCAGAACATACTAATGTAATTTCATAAGGAGTTCCAGTTAATCCATCTCTTTCTAACTGGAATGAAAATAGTGCTTCCTTAAGAATATCTACAGGAACAGAACTTTGTTGTGTTGAATTCAAAAATCCACTTGCTAAAACTCTTCCACCAGTAACTGTTCCACCATCAATCTTATATTCAACAGCACTATCAACACCTGCACTTACCCAAGTTCCTCCACTTGTAGTAGCACTTGCTCTGACTTGCCAATTATAGTTTGCGTTATTTGTAATACCGAGAAGTGAAATTGCAGTCAAAATTACAATAGCATCTAAACGATTTGGTGATGTTTTAAGACGAAGTGAAATGACTGGATAATAAGTTCCTGTGGGTAAAGGTAAATTTACTGGAGATGTAACTGGTGTTCCAATTGCTTGTTGCAAACCACGAAGTTCATAACCACCTTCAGAAAGTACAGTAGAACAAATTTGTTTGAGTGTGCTTGAACTTGTAGTTATTCCAGTATTTGCAATCTCATATCTTAAAGGTAATGATGCTGTCGTAATATATGTTGATTGAATTAGATTTGCGTGATGGAATGAATGGCAGTGAATAAATTGCCCATCAATTACAAAACCAACTCTTACGGTTCCAACTCCCAACCACTCAATATCCATCCAAAAGATTTGTGCTTGACTTGTATCGAGAGTAATTCCAGAAGGACCAGTTCCATCCATTTTGTCATATAACCATTGTGATTGTGGAACGTGTGTTTCAGACATCATTCCAGATACAATGCTTCTTTCAACAAAATTTACAGTATTTCCATCAACCTCAAAGTAAATTCCATTATCTGCACCAAAATATCCTACTCTTTGACGCAGATTTGTTTTTTTCGGTTCCATTACAAAAGTATTCATCACTTCCAGAGATTTTCCTGGTTGGTATGCAAATACTTTTGTGGTTTCTCTAATTACAGAACAGCCTGCAGTGGTTCCAATACCAATCTGAACCAATCCCTGTGTCGTTACAAATCCTACAGTAGAACCAGTTCCAACAACTAAACCAGTCCACAGATTATTGTCTCGGTATCTATGAGAACTATCAAATAGTGTAAGTGGTTGTGAAATTCTTAAACGACCAAATGCATCATATTGGTCTTGACAAGGTTTATATAAGTGAGACATTAGACTACCCTCCAACCGTTTCTATAAACAAAAGTAAGTGAACCATAATCAAAAGCAAGAATTGCTCTATCTCTACCATCAATCAAATCTGACCCAGATGGAAGTATTGTAATATATCTATTCGTTCCCTTGGATGCTTCTCCAAGTTCATCTTTTACTATGTATGTAGTTCCTTCAATTGATACACTTGGAAGAGTGATTGTAACTGCTCCTGCATAATTAACTCCGATATAATAATCATTTTCGGTGATTGTATATGATGATGAAGTTATGTAGGTTGTTGCATAAGAAACTGGACCGCCACCACCAGCATTGGAACCAACCCATTTTCCAATAGTTGCATCATATTTTAAGAATTTATTATTTACCTTAACAGAATTTCTATCAACATCATCTAAGAACTCAAGACGAGTTTCACCACCACCACCTAATGTGGAAAGTTGTTGTTGAATACGAGTGAGGAATAAATTATAATGTTTTTGAAGATCATCAAGTGTTGCAAACTTTTGATCCAGTGGAGTTAACGGATCATTTTGTTGTTTAACATCTGATGGTTCTGCAAGAAGTCCTAAAGATTTTTCTATAAGTGTTGGTTCTTTAATTTCTTCTTTATGATCTTCTAAAACTTCAAGAACTTCTTCTAAAGAGTTTTCAATTACATCTTCGATGATTTGTTTTTGTTCTTTAGGTGTTTCTGAATATAACCACTTTTCAAATGCTTTGACTGCTTTTTGTTCTTGTATTTTTTTCTTTTTTGTTTCTTTTTTTAAAACAGCAACTTCTTCAAAAAGAGAATTTAATTCCAAATCTCCAACTACGGAATTAAATTCTTCTTTTTTCTTTTTTTTATCTTCGGAAACTAATTTGAAAAAATCTGATAGATCTGACATTATCTATCACTCTTCTTCCGTTTCTCCAAACATTGATTGTGACACTGCAGGACGGAAAGCATCAATTTTTTCTGCTGATTTTGCAAAAAGTAAATCTTTAATTTTATCGCTAATCTGAGATGGTGATTCGTCAGTAGCAATCATATCCATTAATTCATCCATTTTTTATACTTTCAATAAGTAATCGTTAGTATTTATATTTGACCACCCTTAGGCATTTTTGTAATAGATGTGTCCATTTCTGCAGGTTTGCCATCAGCTTCTGTGGATCCACCTCCCTTTACCCCATCAGTGTTTGGTTCCATTACGGGTGCTCCCAAATCACCCATTGGTGCATTTTGATCTATTGGCATTCCTGTATTAGGATCAACAGGAATATTTGGATCGGGAATAACTCCGTCTTTAATTTCTTTTTTGATAAGATTATCTTGATCAATGATTTCTTGATCAGTTTGGCGAAGAATTTTACGTCTTACATAATCTTGTGAAAAATATTTGCCAACATAAGGTTCTGCGACTTGAACCATATTCAATCTTTCGTTCAAAAGTTCTGCATCTTTAAGTTCGGCAAAATGGTTATCATAGAGGAAATCATATTGAATATGTTCATCCATTACACTCCAATCCTCTGGTGTAATAATATTTTTGAGAAGAAGTTGAGTTCTCAACATATCACTAAACATTGCAGAAAATCTTTTTCTCAAACGAGCAACAAACTTGCTGAATTTGACTTCATCACGAAGAATTTCTGATGAGCGACCAAGATTAAATCCACCTTCTCCATCCATTCTTGATGGTGGAACATTTAGTGAACGATATAGTTTTTTCTTGAAGTATTCAATATCAGTGATTTCTCCAAGATTTTGACCACCTGGAAGTGTGGAAATTTCTGTACCTCTTCCACCTTCACGGCGAGGAAGCCAAAAATCCTCAAGCATCGCCATAAATTTTTTATCATCACGAATTTCTCCTGTGTTTGCATCATAAACAAGTTTGTTGCGATAACGCATCATAACATCTCTGAGATATTGTTCTGCTTTTACCTTTGGTAGATTGCCTACATCAATGTAGAAAATTCTTCTTTCGGGTGCGCGTGACAGTCTATAGATAACCAAAGAGTCCTCAATCATACGAAGTTGATTGAGAGATTTAATTGCTTTATGTAGATATGAAAGAGTTGATCCCTTATTTCTATCTACAAGACCTGAAGTGCAATAAGTGATAGAATCTTTTGACATTTTAATTCCATCATTTGCTCCACCAAGAGTTCCAGGTGCTGGAGTTCCTGTTGGGTAGGTCATTTTTGGATTATACACATAATATTCTTCAAGTTGAGGAAAATCATAATCCATTGGATTATCAATATTCCTACTACTTGGAAGTCTATACTTATTTGCGTCTGTTTTTTGAGCTTGCCTCACATAACGCATTTTCATTGCGTCAATATATCTCAGTTCTTGTATACCTTCCTCTGGTTTTTTAAAATCAATTACTTTATGATAATAAAGTCTTCCATCAATATACCAATTTCTATAAATTTCGTGAGATTTTTTATCAAAATCTAAAAGTTCTAAAATATGCTTAAACTCTTGTCTAATTTTTTTCTTAATACCATCACTTGCATTCAGGTTTGAAAGTTCAATTTGTACGGGACTGTCATTGGTATCAGATACAATTGCTTCATTAACAATATCCTCAATCGCACTATCACACTCTGGGTGAAGTGACATTTCACGATATCTTTTAATTAAATCAAATTCGGTTCTATAAACACCTTCAATATCTACATACGAACCAAAAAACCCACTACTCAAGTAAAAATCTGATGCATCCTCTTTATTGGGAGGAACAGGAGATAGAGTAGTGGGTGATAATGGTTCAGTATCCTCAATAGAGAATCCAAATAATTTTGACATAATTTATTTTTTTAGTCTTTATCTTTAGACTATTTATTATGCTTTATTTGCAACAGGTGTCCAGTACTGAACTTGGAAGTCTACTGTAAATTCTTCAATAGTATCTGCAGTATCATATGAAAGGTCAATTGCTGAAATAGTGGTTGGGAAAATATCATAGAATTGATAGGTTTTTACAACCTCAAGTCCAGTTCCCTCAGCAACACCTATTCCAGTGTTACTTTTACCTCTTTTAAATTGCTTGACAAAGGCATCTCTCATATAATCTGCTGGATTGGTAAGACCACTTCCATCACCATATTGGGCGATAGATTGCATCCAAGTTTCAAATGCACTTCTGATTGTGAAATCTTGATCATTAATGACAGTAATCTGCCAAGTATCAAATGTGCGATCTCCGGCAACTTTAAAAATTCTTCCTCTGAAAGGAATGTCAATTGAAGCAACATTTGATGCAGGTAAAGCAGCTGCTTTACAAAGAATTGGGAAATTTGCAGTCAAATTGACTCCAGAAGGTGGAGATGGAATATTGACCTCAAATAGATTGGGGCGAGCACCGCCACCAATAAGTGCTGATTTGAAATTCTGAATTGTGTGTGCCATTTTTTAGTTCCTCCTTTTTGATGGTTTAATTAGAATCAAACTGTACCAGCAACTTCTTCAAAACTTACACCTGTTCTTGTGGCAACAAAGGTAAGTGTTACATAGTTAATAGATTTGGCAGGTTTCAGGTAGATATCAGCTCTAAATTCATTATTATCAATGACATCAGGAGTGTTATTTGTGGTATCACAAACAACCAAGAATCCATAAAGACCTCTCTTTGCCTGAATATCACGGAGGTATGGTTCAACAATGTTTCTGAAGTTTGCTCTTGTCAGTTCATCATTGAGTTCAAAGAGTTGAGCTTGTGCTGCTTTTTGAAGTGCTTGTTCAATTGTAAGGAACAAACGACGAACGTTAATTCTATCGAATGCAGATGCATATCCAAGAGCAGTTTTATCACCAAAGAGAAGAGTTCCAACTCCAGGTTGAGTGACGATTGAGTTAATTCTCAAAGGATAAAGTTGATCTCTTTGTGCTTTTGAAGGATTATATGCAAGTTTAATTGCATTATTCAAAATTCCTCTTTGTTGTCCAGCAGGAGAGAACCAAGGATATGCAACAATATTAGTGCGAGTCATTAGACCAGCAACATCAGCATTGCAGGGAACATATACAAATTTATTATTAAATCTGTCATAAGTGTACTTATATCCGCTATCAAATACCGTATAAGATGAAGATGAAAGTGAACTAAAGTATTGGATTAAGTTAGTAGTCTGTGTTGTGTTATTGGTAACGCCAACAAGATCTGCTTTATGTGGTCCAACAACTGCCATGCAATCTTTTCTTCCTTCTGCAAGAGAGATAAGATATTGTGCTTTTGCTTGAGAGTCTGATTTTGAAGTAAGACCAGGACCCATAATCAAGTAATCAACTTGAATATTATCTTTGTTGGAGAAAAGATTATATGAGTTTTGCAAATCTCCAAGAGTTGCAGCAAATCCACCAGCAGCAGAATAACTAACACCACCACTCAAACTATAAGTTTTATTTCCAATTGCGCTGAAGGTTACGCCCTGAGCAGTTTGTCCCCAGAGACCTTGTGCTGTTGTGTATGGTGTAAATGCTGTTGAGAATGCAACCGCTCTTGGAGCAGTTCCCCAAAAAGAATCTGCAGCATTTGATGGATTATAACCTGCCCAAATTTGTGCTGAATAATCTGCAAGATATTGCTTATACCAGATTTTTTGAGGAGAATTGACAGCAGAAACTGCATCGGATGCTTTTGAAAGACCTACATGTTTTTCAATAATTGTGCCTTGATTTCCTGTAATTGTTCCAAGGTCATCAACTACGACAATGTGCATTCCATCACCTTCACCAGATCTATCCAATGAATATTGGTTAGATGTTGGTCTTGGTGCAATTGACTTCCAATAAATGGTACTATTTGTAAGACCCAAGGTTTGTTGGTCGTACCAATCAACAACTGTTGCTGGAGTTACGCCTGCTAATCCTTGAGTAGAACCAGTGGCAATACCAGAATTGTTTACGAACTTAATTGTATTGGAAGTTGAGAATGATGCATAACTTGCTGATTGGGCATAATTAATTAAAGTTTCTGTCCCAGCAGAAGAAACTCTTGAAACAACATGAACATCAATAGTGCTGGTTCCGTTTGTAGAATCAGTTGTAACACCTGTGATGATTCCTTTCAGATATCCATTAAACAATGAAGTTGTACCAGCACCAGGAAGAACAAGGTTAGAAAGTGCCGCAGTAACTCCAAATCCAATTGTAGCACCTAAAGTGCCTAAGTTGGTTGTTGTAATACCGATTGTTTGATCCGCAAAATCATCAATAAAACAAACTTTTAATCCATTTGCCCAAGTACCTGGGTTCTTTGCTGCATATGTGAAATTTGTTGCTTCAGACCAGTTACTGGTATAATCATCATAATTTTTAATTTTTGAATTAGTTGTAGTGCCGATGCCAACACCCGCGTTAGCGTTATTCAGTGTCGATCCATCGGTTCTAACAACTTTCAGAACACCACCATATGAAAGGAAGGATGATGCACTCATCCAATATTCATATTGTGAATCTGATGAGATTGGTTTGCCAAAAGTGTTATTTAAATCTTGTTCAGTTGCAATATCAATTGGATAATCAACTGGTCCAATTGGAAAGGGGCCAGCAATCGCACCAATGTTATCTAAAACATTATCAGCTCTTCCTACTGTTAAATCAACCTCTCTGACGAGTACGCCTGGAGATAATTGAGGAGTCGCCATGTTTTTCTCCGTAAGTCTCAGTTTATCTGAAAATATTTATCAAAAATTTACTTTACGTGGGGGAAATGTGTGGTGAACAAATTACCAATCTGGATATTGATCATTAATAGATTGTGATTTATTTTTTCTTTTATTTACTATTCTCTTTATCGTGCATTCTTTACATTCGTAAGAGTATGAAGATGCAACAGGTCCTCTATCCTTACGTGTTCGATAAAAATCGTCAGTTAAATTTTTTAATTCTCCACAAACTCTACATTTTCTATCAGTAAGTAATAAGTGTCCAAGTTTTATTTGTTTATCAAGTTCCATTATGTCATATAGTCCCACATATGTGACATATCTCCATATTCATCAACAAACCACCTATCACCATCAGCATCAACAAAACTATCTGAACCTAAACCATCCGACACAAATCCAAATGGTGCCATATCTTGTTCTATTTGATTCTTTTGTTCTTCATAAAGTCTTTTTCTTACGTCTTGATCAGTAAGTTCTTTAAAATAGTCTTGTGCAACTAACCACGCATAAATGACAAGACACATTGCCAAGTCATCATTACATCCTTCTTCTGCCTCAAAAGAATTATGTTTTTGAATGAAAGTCGTAAGTTCGCTAATAATCTCATAATCATTTAGATAAAGTTTATCTTCCTCAATCATTGTTTTGAGGTTGAGACATCCAACTTTTTTTACAGTTTTGGACATCTTAACTCCCAATTGGGTTTTCTTTCCAGAAAATCCTTGTCCAACAATTTGACCTGCTCTACCTCTCATAGAGCACATTAGAAGATTATTGTACTCTAAATCATATTGAATAATACTTGCTACTTGATCTCCAACATCATTTACTTCACATAAGATATAAGCATTATTATAACTCTTTGCTATATCGTAAATAATGCTTGGAAAAAGCATTGGTTTAATTTCATTATTTCTATATTTTGCAACTACTCTATGTGGAAATTGTGTTATATCTACCACGGTAAATGCAGAATAATCGTTTCCTACACCTCTGGCTACGTCTACAGTAATCAAATAGTCATGTTCATCAACTGGATCTACATATACATCTAAACCCGCACTACGGGTCTTAGGATGGTCATAGACAAGGGTTCTAAGTTTAGATGGCGCAATCAAAGTATCGACAGATCCAAGAAACTCACATTCAAACTCAACCTTAAATTGCTGCTCCGAAGTATTTGCAATTGTTTGTTTCTTCCATTCTTCATCTCTTCCAGGAACTTCAGACCAATGAACATCTGTGGGTACATATTCATTCTTACTTCTTTCTGCATCGTGCCACATACGGTAGAAGTGATTCATACCATGTGGAGTTGAAACTATAATAACTTTTGTACTTTTACCAGAAGAAATAGTAGGATAAACAGATGCAAAAAATTGGTCTGCGATATGATTCGGAATGAACGCAAATTCGTCCAAGAAGATGACATTATAAGATCCACCACGGACAGCAGATGCGGATGTAGATGCTGCAAGAATTTTGGATCCATTCTCCAGTTCCAAACTACCTTTGTTCCAAGATAGAATACCTTGCTGCATCCACTTTGGTAAATTCTCATATGCAAGTTGTAACCTGCTTAAAAGATCTCTAGCTGTTGACGCTTTGTTTGCAAGAATGGCAATATTTACATTATCATTAAAAACTGCATAATGTAAAAGATAAGACACACAAGTCGTTGACTTACCTGTCTGTCGAGGCATCTTACAGATATTAAATCTATGATCATGGAAATTTTGAATTAACTTCTCTTGAAACGGATACATCTTGAATGGTTGTAATCCATGGTCAAGAGTAACAATTTGAATATAATTTTTTGCAAAGTAAACTGGATCCTCTTTACATTTCACAAACTCAAGAATTTGGTCTTGAGTAAATTCAATAGGAGTATTTGCTTTTTTTAGATTGGGATTACCAAGATAAATGTCATCTGCCATAATATAACTCTATTGTATTAGCAATTCCACTTTCTTAAGGAAAGTGCTTTTCTTGTTGGCCGACCTTTTTCATCTTTCATGGGACCAGGCATTCCGCCCATACGAGCACAGAAAGACTTTCTGCGCTTCCATTTTTTACTTCCTTTTTTGAGTTTAGAAGGTTTTGTGGTTACTGCAAGAGACAAATGAGAACCTGGATGCTCTCTACGATAAGAAGCAATTCCTTTTTTGTTTAAACCACCTTCAGGATTTTTTCCTTCTTTTCTTTGCCATGCAGCGACTTCCTCAATAGTTTCTTCGCCAATTGTTTTATTATTCAAAAGATAATTTTTTGATTTAGAATTTACAACTTGAATCAAAGGCATTCCTGCTTGAAGAGTCGAAACATTATATTGAAGAACTATTGCTCCAGGATAAACTTTTTGAATTTCTAATGTTACATCCTTTTTAGACGGCATATTAACTTGCGGAAAGAACATTCGTATTGAATAAGTTTTTCCTCTCCAACTTAAAATAACTGCAATAATATTTCCAGTTTCTGATTGAAGACGTGTTGCTTCATCAAGTTCATTATTTGCCATAAAAGTGCTCTTTGGAGATACCATTGGATCTGGTTTAATCAGATCAATAATTTCTGCTTGCAACTTTCCATTTGCATCTTCAATGGTTACATTTTCATTTTTAGTTTTATTGCCCCAATTTTTGGCACCAACTTTACGACATTTTACAAGTGCTCCTGATGCATATGCACTTGGCCAAATTTTATATCTTGATTTTACTTTTTCTTTACAAGCATCTTCATCTACAAATTCTTCAGTGGCAACATTTTTTGCTTTACCTTTTCTTTCTGGATTTGGATCTTCTTTTCTTTTTCTTCTTGCTGCTCTATCTTCTTCTTCTGGGGACATTTCTCCTGCCATTTTTGAAGAACCACACTTTGGTTTAGTTGTTTGTCCTTCTTGTTTTGCACAAGGTTTACCTGCATATTTTCCACCTAACTGAACCCATCCAGGTTTTCCGTCAGAAGATTTACTTTTTGTAAACCAATCATGAAGTGACGAATCTCCAGATTTTGATGCCTCTTGAAGTTCACCAAGAATTTTATTAACAAGTTTTTCTTCTTTTACTTTTGGTAAAGAAACTGCTGCTGCTTTTTTCTTTTGAAGTGCTATTGCTTTATCACCAAGTTGTTTTGCAGCATCTGGAGTTAATGCTCCAGCACCTGATGATTTTTTAATTTCAAATCCAAGTGCTTTTGCTTCATCAACTTTTGATTTTGGTTTTATTCCTTTCTTTTTCATGTTAATTGCAATTGCTGCCTGTTGAGCAGGATTTGCTGCTTCTTCCATTTCTCCACTATCAATATAATCTGCTGCTGTATCAATATAATCTGCTGCTTTGGTAATCTTAGATTGAACCCATGCTTCTAAATTACCTTCACCTTTACCAACTTTCTTTTTAATTCTTTGCGCAGCCTTCATCAAAGTATCAAGTTCTGAACGTGCCATAGAATATTCGTGATCTTTAACAGAAACTTTATCCCATGCTTTTTCGCCATATGAACACTCAGAACGTGTTTCTCTTTTATCACAGAGAGGACAATATCTTTGCTCGTTTTGCATAGTTTCTTCCTTTAACTTTTCTGGTATTGAAAATATATCCCAACACTTTGGTCCATATTTACATTCACTTCTTGTTTGCACTTTTTTGCATTTTGTGCAATATCTTTTATCATGCTCAACATGAACTCCATGAACTGATCGCATATTGATAGGAGAATCCATATCATCATTACCATCATACTCTACATATTCTTTTACATCTTTGAACTTTTTATGTTCTTTTTTGGCAGATGCTTCCATTTTTTTTAGACGTGTATAATAATCGGGAATTTCATCTAAATGTTGAAGAGCAATGTCCATAGCAAGAGTATGATCTTTAGTATGCTCATGTTCAATTGGTTCTCCCATATCCAGCTGCTTTTGAATGAAAGAAACATCAAGGCGATGCTTTTTTGCAATCTGTTGAACTGAAAGATGAGACTTCAATTTAGGCATTTTATTTTTATTTATCTTCTTGAGTCAGTCCATTCTTCAATAGTTTGGATAACTCTGCAGTGGATCCAACAAATAAAGCATTAGTAACGTTTGTGGGACCTTTAGAAACTCTTTCCTCTTCAATATCTTTAAGTTTCTTTTGAAGATCCATAAGCTTATCGGTTGCATCTGCTACATTTTTAATAAGTTGTCCAGCAACCTCATATGCTCTTGGCATTTCACTCTCCTGAGCAAGTTCAAGAATACCATTAATTGCTTCCTGACCTTTTTCTATAAGAGAATATAAATTTCCTCTTGTGTAGTCATAGTCTTTTTTTACATCATCTATTGAGTTTGAAATTTTTTCAATTTTTTCTACCGTTGTTTCTGGATCATTAGAAACTATTTCTCCAGTTACATTAAATGCATCATTTAAACTGTCAAATTTTTTGGTCATTTTCATACCATCTACTAAGATACAGTTCCACTAAATCCAAAATCATCTCCATCTTCAACTAAAAGATTATCTGCAGATGTAATAGATTTTACTTCTGCTCCCGAAAGATGAGAAACAATACTTGTACCATCTTTACCTCTATCGACAGTGAGAATGTTTCCTGATTTGGATTTAACATAAATTTCCTCACCTTCAATTTCAAGATATGTATTTACTGAAATTGAACTTGCATTATTTACAGGAATTAAGACATCTTCTGTTGTAATGTCTTTTGAAATATTTGTAAGAACTATTCCTGTGTAATTTTTGATTGCTCTTGGTTCTGTAGTATATACAACTTCTCTTGTTGGTGTAGAAGTATTTCCACCAGTAATATAACTGATAGTTGTCTTTTTGACGATATCTTTTGTAGCAGAAGAAACGGGTCCAAAAAGATATGTTTTTGCAGTAAATCTTAATGTATAAAGAAGAACTCTTCTTGAAGTAAAATCTCCCTCATAATCATCCTGCATAGTAATATTTTCTAAAATTATTGGAATATCTCTTTTTTCATTAATACTTTGTACTAAATCAACTGTAAGAGTATATGCTGGTTGAAAATATGGTAAAATTTGTTCGACAATTTGAAGACAATCATCATTAAGTTTAGACATTATGCTCAATTCAAATTGCATATTATAAGGAACAGGCATATATGCTTTTTTTGTTTCTTTTCCATCTACTGGATCTTTTGCAGTAAATGTTTGAGTAGTTGTAACTTTTCTTGATGCATCATAGGTCAATCCAGTAAACTCAAATGACATTCTTGGTAATGTTATTTGAGTTTTTTTACTTAAATCAGCAGATTGTTCAAGTCTTGCTAAAAACTTTTGAGTTGGTCCATATGCAAGTGGAACTTTTATTACACTAACTACATTATCAGAAGAATCTGTATGCTTTATTTCTATGCCATTAAATAAAGAACCAAATGCAATTACAGTTCTTCTTAAAATTTCGTTATAAAAATACTCAAACATTGTGATAAATTTCTTTACTAATATTTAATCATAATAAAATATATTTATATTATGGCATTCCAAAAGGATTTGCTTCACTAAAATCTATAATTGAATCTGCCTCAATCTCTATATTTTCATTATCAGCAAATCCATCATTTGCTGGGTTTGTATTAATTATTCTTAATACATGAGATGCTCCAGAATCAGATCCTACAATAGTTTCTGAAACTACAAATTCTCCAGATACATTAGAAACTTCAAGATTATTTGTAATCGAATTCCAAGACCTTACTCTTGCAGTTGTGCTGCTTATTGAACCTGTAACAATTTCATTAAAAATGAAATTGCCTGTAGATGTTAAAGAGGGGCTTGCAATTGTAATCGTCGGTATTTGTGTATAACCAAGACCAGCATTTGTTATTCTTATCTGAGTAATGGTTCCTGCAGTGCTTACAACTGCTGTTGCTGCAGCTGAGACGGATGAAATTCCATTAAATGTAATTTGTGGAGGTGAAGTATATCCAGAACCACCATTTGTAATTGTAACTATACCAATAACTCCATTACCAATTGTTGCTGTTGCTGCTGCTCCAGTACCATCACCAAAGAATACAACTTTTGGTGCCACAGTATATCCATAACCTGCGTTAATAACCTCGACTGACTGAACTGATTTTAAATTTGGATTGACATTACTATTGCATACAACAATTCCACCAATCATCGTTGCCGATCCAATCCCAGTTATTCCTCCTGATGGTGCAGAAGAAATTGCAACTCTTGGAGCATATGAATAACCACCACCTCTATTTGTAACAGTAAAGTATCTTATACCACCATTAACTAACGTGGTAGTGGCAGATGCAGTTATTCCAGAACCAACAAGAGTTAATGTTTGAATTATTCCAGAAGTATCACTTAAACCATCTCCACTAATGTTACTTCCACCAATATTATCATCTATTTCAAGAATACTGGTATCTATAACTTCATCTTCATATCTGAATAATTCACATCTTAATTCATAAACATAATTTTTTTGAAGTTGATAAAATGGTTTTTCATGCTCAACATATTTAATTTCAAATAAACGATCTCCAAGTGGAAAATAAATCAAATCACCTTCCTTTGGTCTCGATGATAATTTTATATTTCCTTGATTTTTTATTAGTGGTGAAATATAATTTTCAAATCTTTCTTTTGATATTGTAATTGTAAGTTCATTCAATGCTTGTATTCCAAATTTTGATAAAATGGTTGGATTGTCACTATATCCTTCATAATTACCAATATAAGCTTCAATTGGATATGCGTTATCAAATGCAGATTCAATAACTTCTCTTAATACTGTTTTCTCACTTAAATATTTTCTTGGTAAGTAATGAACCTCAACACCATACATTCGAAGTTGTTCATTAATTAAATCTTGAATAAGTCCTTGCTCCCCTTTAGAACCTTGAAGAAAAAATGGATTAAGCATTTTTTATACTCTTTTAAATGTATAACCTTTATGTTTATTTTGTCCTTTATTATTTAAACATTTTACAATAGTAGATGAATCTCCATTAATATATCTTGCACATTCTGATATAGATTTAAATTCAATATTTAATTCATTTATAATAACTGCACACGTTGGTAAATGATTTCCTTTTCCTTTTTTTGTTTTAGAAATTTTATTTCCTCTTATTTGTCTTTCTATTGGTGATAAATTATCCCAAAATTTTTGTATTGCTTTTATTCTGTTAATCTGTCCAGGTTTTGATTTAGGTGGATTATCGCCACCATCAGTTTTATTATGCAAAATACCTGTTCCCAAATCTTTTCTGCCAAACACAGCAATCATATATTTTTCGTGCTTAAATGCTTCTTCTTCAGTTAAATTATTCTTTAATATAATTATTCTATCTTTTGGGGGAACAATTATACCATGAGATTTGTGATTAAGTTTTTCATATGCTCTATTGAGTTTTCCCTTACCAATATAATAAGGTTTTTTATTTTTTCTTAAATACGCATAAGTATAATATTTCATAAAATTTTATCCAATAAGATCCAGTGGTGGAAGTTCATATGTATTGGACATTTTTTCCATAATAATATCAATTTCTCTTTGTGCATCATCATACATCTGTCTTCCATTAAGTTCGACTCCTCCAGGAAGTTTAACTCCAGTAAATTTCATCATATTTTGTCCCCACTGACGTTTAATCAATGAAGTTAAATATGGTTTAATAAACGAATCATTCCAAACTCTGCTATAATCATTTGGATCTAAAACAGCATAGCAATCTAAAATAACATAATTTCCTACTGTTACTGATCCCCAATCAATGTCAAGATATAATCTGTCTTGTCTTTTATTGAATCGAATTTGCTTTTGAGTATTCAGTAAAAAATCAAGATCTTCCAAATATGTTTTGACCATTGCGTATGACAAAAGTTCTGTTGTCCCCCAATAATAAACATCATTTAAGAATAATTGATATTTAACACTAAACATATTGTGAGTAATATTATTTGACCCATCGTATTGGAATATTTTGTTTACTCCAATAACTCCAGGAGGAACTTGTAAATAATTACTATTTTCCTCATATTTAAATGTTGTTGCAGCTCCTACAATCGTAGTATTTACAGTTGTAGTTACAATTCCAACATTTGTATTATTGCCTCTTGATCTTCCTCTATCAACATCTGCCTGCGTAAATTGATATTTAAAAAATGCTGGATAAACACCATCAAAATGACGCTCTTGGAAAAATTGTATGGCATCATCTACCAAATCGTCGATTTGTTCATCGGCTACATTGATTTCCAAAACTGGCGCCCCCAGTTTTCTTTTACAATAGTCTATTAGTTCTTGTCTAGTAGATGGTTGCGCCATTTATTCAATACCTCTTAAGATATTTAGGGTGCTGAAGAAATTCCTAAAGATAATACCACTTCTTGCTGCTTTAAATAGAGTTTGTAATAACATTTTGCAATATTTTTAATTTGCTCAATGTCTTCTATATTATCTATTTCTGATGCAACTTTAAAGTATTCAAAACTTTTACTTAAATTTTCAAGTTCTATTTTATTTGGATCCATCAATCAAACTCCTAAGTAAAGATTTTATTTCGTCAAGATCGCCTTTTATATTAGCAACATCAGACTCAAGATTTTGTATTTTTTGATTCTCATCATTTTTAGTTTCCCTCCTCAAAATATATTCTTGATATTCAGTCACATTAGTATTGATAATGCAATTTGTGTTTGGATCTCTCAATAGATTGGGATGTCCTTCAACTTTTAAATATTTCATATCAAGCAAGAGTAATAATTCTAAGATCTTTTAATCTTGGTACATATGTTTGACTTGTTGAAGTCAAAACTAATTTAATTCTATATGATCTAAATGATGGCAATTGATCAACACTAAATGAATACTCTTTATATTCAAGATTTTGTGGTAAGAATCCTAATGTAGTTGATGGAGAAACATAAGCATCTGGACGACCATCATTTTTTGCTGGATCAATAACTTGCTTTTTCACATCTAAATTCATGTAACCGGGGAATGGTACAAAAATTGGAGTGAAGTTTTGATTTTCTCCAATTGCATAGAAAGCACGAATATCTGAGTAAATATTGATATTTGCATTTGTCAAGAGAAGAATTGAAGATGCGGGACTTTCTAAAGTAATTTCTTTAGAAAGATATTGGAATGCTGTAGGATCATCTGCAACACTATTAACTCTGTTATCAGCGGCATAATCTGTAATTACGCTATTTACTCTGTTTGAAGTCGTTATTAAACTGACTCTTTGAGTATCAATAACAGGACTTAATCTACTATCGATGGTGCTCAAAAGAAGTCTCATATCCAAAGATTTACTTCCTGGCAAATTGGTAAGATTTGCATCTTCATTTACTTTAGAAGCAATTATTCTTGTGCTGTCAAGATAATTTGTTTTATTTACAGAAATAGATTCAAATCCATTATTAGCATATGGAACTTCATTTCCACTAATACTTTGACCAGTTATTGTTCTTATTTCGGCACTCAATGATGTTCCTTGAACAGTTAGATTTTGAATCATTGGAGTAACTAACTCAAAAGGAATATTTTGAGTTGCTTTAATATTATATCCTCCAGTTGATTTGGTTTTGTTAAGATAAAGTTTGGGGAAACTTGTGCCAACAGATCGATCATTTCCATTAGAAGACATATCAAGTTTAACATTATAAGAATCAAAAGTAATTGGATTTGATACTGTTACGTCTTCAAGATTATGAGTGGTATTAATCCTATTTAAAGAAACTCCAGATAGTTCATACTTATAAACAGGAGTTCCTACTGGATAATTTTTGGGATTTGATCCCCTAACAATAGTACCTCCAAGTGTACCTCCAGAAGCAGAAGTGTAAGAAATTACTTCATCACCAATTAAAACATATCCCAAATTGGTTGTTCCAACTCCAACATTTTCAAATATAGTAAAGTTTGAAATGTTATCTACAGAAATTGCTGATGTAGAATCTGAGTTATATGCAAGACTCAATTTTGTAGGCGCAATATCAGATTCAACTCCGGAAATAATTACATAATTTTGATTGAAATACATTCCATGATTTTTGTGATTGACTAAAATATGCAATCCATCAGATTCTGTAATAATTTCAGATACTGTTACCGCAACTCCAACAGACTTATTCAAATCAGTTGTTATGCCAGAACTATTTGTATATCGTAATGTTTTGCCAATTCCAACTTCGAAGTCACCCTGAACATTGTCGAGTATAAGTTGATTTGTGCTTGCAATAGAAACTATGGAGAATCTTGCATTGCTTCCCACTGAAGTGGCGCCAATAGTTGTAATTCCAAGAACATCTCCCACTTGATATCCAGAACCACCATTTGAAATAGTTGCGGCAATTGCTACACCATTACTAATAGTAATATTTGCAGTTGCATTTCTACCTTTACCAGTTATTGTGGTCAAATTAACATTACTGAATGTAAGAGATCCTGAAGATGGAGTATAACCTATGCCAGCATTAATAATATTGAGAGTGGTATACGCTATTCCAGCACTACCAACATAATTTCCAGTAGCATTTGTATTGTATTGAGAAATAGTGTTACCAAGAGTCAGACCACTATCTTGTAAGGTTGAACCTAAACTTACTCTAATTTTTCTTGAATTTGTATTCAAAGAATTTGGAAGCAATGTGGGTATTTGTCCATTACCTTCATTTAATTCTGGACTATAATATTCTACATTACCACTTGATAAGAAGTCTGCACGATAAAGAACAAATTTCATATCTTCCCATTGACTTGCTTCCCAGGTAGCAGCATTTTGAGATTTGAATAGTGAACCAAGATATGGTTGGTTTGAAATATAAGTTTGAGTTAATAAATCATTTTCACCAACTCTCGAAATATAAACACTATATTTGGTTGAATTTGATGCAAGACAAATACAGTAATCTTTTCCACCTTCAAGATAAACTGGAGACTTGAAGATAAAAGATGTTGCAATAGAAGAATCTGAAGAAATATTGATTTGTCCTGGATCTAAAGTAATTTCTGAAAATGGTAAAACTTTTTGTGTTGGATATCCATTCTGCATCGTTCTCAATTGGAATGTTACTGGAATATCATTATCATCTTTTGATGAGAAAAATACGTCGCATCTTGTCAAGAAAATTCCAGTTTCATCATCAACTAAGAAAGATTGTGCAAGAGGATCATACCAACCAAGATCAATAATTGTAGAACTTGTATTTGAACCAATTGCTCCACCAGAGGATGATGATGAAGTCGATGATACTGCTCTTGTTTCAAATTCCTGTTTATTTTGGATTCTTGCATTTCTAACAGAAACTATATTTTCTTGAACAGTTTCAATTGTTCCATCAGAAATAAATCCCTCCTCAGCAATTGTTGTGGCAACATTTTGATCATTCAGATTGTTATTTACTAAAGTAAAAACTTTATCTCCAGTTGCAAATCTTGGATTATCTAAAATATTTGGATTTGGAATAAAGAAACTGCCGATTAATGTTGCTGATAAATCAGAGATTAATCTAACATTAGTAATTGTAGCTTGAGCACCACTCGTTTGTCCCACCAATACCATTCCACTTTCTATCCATCCACTATATTCTCCTTGATATTGAGCTGCTAATGAAAAAGTATCGACATTTAAAATATTTGAAGTAGATGAATAAGTAGGTTGTAATACTCCATTTGTATATGGATTTTGTGGATAAGTAATAGTTGGTAGATTATAAGGACCTTCTCTATGATTTGATTGAGCAACTCTAAAGGCAATAGATGGACGTAACGTTTGTGAGTTTGGTCCAAGACCTGTAGGTCTGGAAGTTCCAATTACCTTTTCACCAACCTGGAAAGTCCCAGAAATCATACTAATCTCAAGAAGTTTTGGCACACAATATCTTGTGACATCTACACCATCAAAAAATGCATAAAGTTGTGTTAATGGTTTTACTTTTTTGGCAATAAATTCAATATTTCTGGATCTCATGTAAGCAACAATATTTCTACTTACAACCCTGTCACCAACAGATGTCTTTTCGTATTGTTCTGTTACGAATGTTGTGGTTCCTGTTCTTGACGAAGTTCCGTATGAAGTTGTTGTAGTAGTTGTCTCTTGATAAGTTGTAGTTGTGCTTGTATCTGTTTGGAAAAGTCTTGCTGAGCCTTCTCCTCCATTTATCCAACCACCAGAACTCCATGTATAGCTTGAGTTAGATGTTTCGGCCCATGAGCTTGTACTTGAACTTGTGCTCGATCCAGTCCATACAGTCTCCCATGCATTCCATACAGTAGGTGCAAATCCAGTTTGTGGGTCTACATTTAATGTTCTAACTGCAAGTTGCATTGTGGAATCAAAATTACCTTCAACATTGATAATTTTTGCATCTAATCTAACAGTATCTACCCAAGTATCTGATGCTGGGGTTAATTCTAAAGATCCTTGCCAGAAACTAATTAAGAAAGGTGTAACACTTTGCTTTCTTGTTGCAAAGGTTTGTTTTAACCATTCAACTTCTGCATAATCTAAAGTAATAATACCACCAGTCTTTCTAATATTATTACCTTCAACAGTAGAAAACGCCAAATCTCCAGTTGGATCTACATTAGTAACAGGTCCAGGTATTAAATCAATAGAATTAGTATAATGTCTTGCTCTTAATTCATTATTTTTGAGATCTATACTATTTTTAAATTCTACAGAATTTTCTTGAGGCAAATAAGTTGAAAAATTATCAACAAAAAATCCAGATTTAAATCTATTCAGACCTTGATCATCAGATACAAATAAATTTGAAGTATTGCTTTCTAAAAGTGAAAGAGATGTATAATATTCTAAAGATTTTACACGGTCTTCAATTTTTTTAATATCAGCCATCGTAAATCTTTTATGCTGCAAGAATTCAATCGAAGCTTGAGATACATTATAAAGATATGGTGGAAGTGTTATAGCAGCAACTTCTAATGAATCATCAATAATATCTGGGCGAGTGAGTTTTTCTCCAGGTGTTCCAAACTTAATTTGGAATCTTCCGTCTTTTGAAAGATATATTCTATCAATTCTTCCAAGATAGAAAGAAAATGTTGTTACAATTGATTCATCTGATGCAAGAATATTTGCAGCAGAATTTCCAGAAGAATTGAATGTTCTTCCATAAAATTCTAATGGTGATCTTGCTCCACTTGTAACTGTATAATCAGAAACTTTTGGTCTGATATCAATGATATCAGTATTTCTTGCAACATCAATTACTTGAATTTCCTTTGAATAATCAAATGTGTTGTATGAATTTGTGGTTGTAATATCTCCGTCATCCGAAGATTCGTAATAACCATTAGTAAAATATACTTTTAATTTTCTTGAGGGTTCTTGAATTTTTGATTTTCTTGTAATATATCCATAGTCATAAAATGTTCCTTTTTGTCCACTTCCAAAAGTAAAGTTGGAAGAAACATTAGAACTTGGTGAATTTAATGTAGTGATAATTGCACTAATTTTAGATTCTTCAAATGTAATAGTTTCCCCTTCTTTAAAACCATTTTGATTCTTTAAAATAAATGAAATTTGAGAATCTGTAAGTCTTTCTGCGCATATTCCGATTGCACCACTAGATTGTCCTACAAATTTTTCTCCTATTATCAAATCTGATGTTTTTGTTGATGGACCACTAATAGAAGATAATACGATTGTTGGTGCAGAAGGATTGGAAGTATCTAAGGATTCATAAATTCCATGAATATTAATAATATCTGCAACATTCAATGATATTTTCTCATCTTGAACTCTTGTTCCATATGGATAATTACCATATACTAATCCATCATTAACGGTTGTAGTTCCTGTTCCTGAATATGAATAAATTGATTTATCAATTATAATTGAATTAACTCTATTCTTTCTTTTTATCTTTGCTTTTGGTTTGGATTTTGTCAAAGTAGCAACTAAAGTTGCTCCTGTATTATTTGAACCCAAATTATAAATTTGCAATTGAGTTGATCCATTTATAAATGCAAATTTATCAGAAGTTAATACCTCAGTTGTGCCATCAGATCTGATTAATGAATATCTTTCCTCGTCAAAAGGTAAAAATGTTTCATTAGTTCCTGCACTTACTGGAGATGATAATTGATTTCCTGAAATATTAACAGTAAATGATTTTCTTATTGTAAGAGAAGTATTAGTTAAATCTACAGAAGAAATATTATTCTTCGGTAATTTTGTATAAAGTGTATTATCCGTTGAAAATTCCAGACCTGTTGTTAGAATTTGTAGATCTGTTACTGATAATGTACTAGATGGCAAAATACTGCTTGTCACGCCCGATACTGACTGTACCTGAGTAACTGTGATAGTTGTTGAACCAACACTAACCACTCTTGCGAATACTTTATATGGTTGAGAAGTATCTGTATATTGAATTAAATTGCCTGGATTAATAATTTTTCCAGGAAATTGTGTGTTTGAACTTGTTACAGTGCTAATACCACCAGAATAAGTGCTAATAGTTGCTATTCCAACATTATATGAACTTGACTGAATTGTATCTGCCGTAAACGTAGATGCAGACCCTACAATACCATAAACAGATTTAATATCAGAAATTCCATAAGATGTTACCGCAGTAGAAACTCTTCCATTTGCAATTCCATTAAAAGTAAGAGACTCATTAGATATAAAATTACCGTTGGTTTCATATAACACCAAAGATTTTGAATTTGAAACTGCATCCTTTAAAAATCCAGTTGCTCCACTAGAATTTCCTTTTACGAATGTTGGAATTGTGAGTGTAACCGCTTCATTTACAGTTATTTCAGTTGTAGTTTGAACATCATAAAGAGAAATATTCCATTGATTAATATTTGCATTAGAAGTGCTATAGGATCCAGATTCTAATCTAAAATCATAAACTCTTGCAACACCAATTTCTTTTCCGGGAGCAGTTGTTTGTGCAGATCCTACTCTCTGATCTCTTAAACTTAAAACGTAAGTATTTCCAATTCCAATTGTAGGAGATCCATAAACTCTATTTAATTTTAGAGTTGGACCAGTATTATAGTTTATAGCTTGATTTTCTAATGTTTTTGTTGTTCTTGGTTTTGGTAAATCTAAAAATGTTGGAGAAATAGTTTCAATTTCATAACCCTTTACAAATGCCTTTCCGGGAGAAATTTGATATATTGCTAAATCATCTGAAGGAGTAGAACCTGCATAAGTAAATTGACCTACATTAAAAATACCACGATTTCCCAATCCATTATTTAAAGATTCTTGCACAGAAACATCAAAGGGAGATACATAATAATCTCCAGATTCTGAATATGTTCTTCTTGCTAATTCATCTTCGATAAGACTATAATCTGTAGTTTGTTTTAATGTTCTAAGAACCCCGTCTTTAATAGTTGCTAATTCTACAAAATTATTATCATTGAAATCATTCAAACTTTTTTTGAAAAGAGAAGCGGTTATTTTTAACCTATCCGCTCCAGGTGCGGAATAATTATTAAATCCTTGAGAATTGTCATTCAATGCCTCGTCAATGTCTGCATTGACGATTTCTTCATTAACAAATAATCCTATTCTATAATTTGGTTTATTTGTATATTGATCAAGAATTAATGTCTCGGTGTTAACATTTACAAATTGTCCGCGAATAAAGTAAACACCATCTGTAATTGAAAACGCTGATCCAGTTGAAGTTGCATTATTAGCAACTGTAATTGCAAATGGTGTTCCTGTGGAAATGGTTGTATTTCCTAAAAGACCTGAAGTAATTGTTGTATTTGATGATAATGATTCTCCATCAAAAAATTCTTTTGTCGAATTATCTTGAGTACTAGAACCAATATAACTTACATATAATGTTATATTTCCTCTTTCTGATTCATTTGGTAATAATATTTTTTCAACTACTGCCGTAACTCCAGAAGTTTGTCCTGTAATTTTTGTCCCTACAAGTTGATCTGCATATGCAGATACAGGTACTCCCAAATAAGTGTTGTTTAATTCTACAGCATAATAAAGAGCATTATATGCAGTATTTCCAGGAATAACCTTAGCGCCTTCTTTAAAAAAGTGTTGACCAAATTTTTCAATTTGATTTTGCAGTATTGATTGAAGAGTTGTTAATTCTCTTGCCTGCACAGGATATCCGGGTTTAAATAATACCCTATAGTAGTCATTATTTGCATCAAAATCATCAAAATATGGAGCTACATTAAGATTAGTTTGCTGGGACATAATTCGTTAGAACTGCAAAATGACTTTGATATCTTCTTTTTGATTTGATGATCTAGTAATTGATGGTCTATTATCAACGTAAATAATACTACCACTGTATTTTTTAACTTCGGGCGAAGAAATGCCCTTTGTAAATGATTGACCAAAATAGTAGGTCCTATTATTTATTACTGTTGATACACCAGTAAATGAAGTGCTAATTGATAAAGAAACACTTCCACCAGAAATAACTATACTACCACCTGTTAATGGGGAACTTGTAAATTCCGTTAGATCAAATCCATAAGTTGGATTTGTGATACCAATACCTGCAGTAGTAAATCCTGCAAAAGTTCTATCTTGCCAATATTTTAATACACCAGTATTTCGATCATAATTGACAACTCTACCAACTGCAGTTACGCCAGTTCCTATTGTTTGTGTAATATAAGAATCTGCAGTAAATGTTGCAGAACTGTAACCTGCCCCAGTTAATCTAAGTGCAGAAAGAGCACTAGCTTTATCCAAGGTCAGTAAAGATCCTCCAAATGCTTTTGGATTTTTTACAATTCCAACTCTAGCAATTTGATTTCCTGTAATAAAATCTGGATTTTCTATATCATTTTCTATTCTTGAATAAAGCAAAGCATTATATGCACCAAGTTCTCTATAAATGTCATAACCATGACCTCCTTGTGGAGAAATAATAACATTAAATGAAGGTATAGTTGATCCAGTCGGTACTCCACCAGAAACTAAATCAACATTTCCATAAGTATATCCAGATCCTTGACTTGAAATTGTAATCGAATCTACTACTCTATCATTATTGATTACGATTGTACATTCTGCGCCCGTACCATCTCCCTTTATAGGCACTCTTGTATATGTTCTATTTGCAGTTCCTAATCCAACTCCTCTATTTGTAATAGTGACAATTTTAATTGATCCATCAACAGCATTATCTCTAACTGAAGCATTATCAGAACCATTTTCCCAATCTGAAGGAACGGGCATAAAATCTGTTGATTCAAATTTTACAATATCACTTGGTTTAATCGTATAAAGATATTTCCAAATATACCCATCACCACTAGATCCAGCAGACCTTGGTTCTAAATCCGTAAATGTTGGTTCATCTAAAGAAGGTCTTCCATTCGGATTTTCTGGATTTGTGCCATTTTGAAGACAAATATAAACTTTATAGTCACTATTTAAAACATAATAATATGCAGAATATAAGCTAACTGCGCCAGAGACCTTAGCAGTATTTGATCTGCTATAGTCATGACGATACATATCATAAGTTGATCCAGATGACCACATTCTTTTTTGGACAACCTGTCTTATATCACTTGAATTTATTTTTTTCAAAGCAATCATTGTGTCCCAATAATTATTTTCTTCATCAAAATTATCTTTTGGTGAAGGTGGGGTAACATCCCAATCAGATTTAATATCAGTTGAATTTGGTAGACCAATAAAAGAATAATAAGAATTTGAAGAACTTGTAACACCCGCTACAAAATTTTTCGCATTCAATATTCTAATTTGGTCAGTTATAATTGCTGCCATTTTATCCGTTTTTTATCTATTTATGGAATATAGTTTAAGTATTTTAGAGGATTAGTTCTTCTTAAAATTGTTCCAGTCGCAATTCCAGTATATCCATTTGAGGTATATGCGTTATATGAATTGTCTTTAATTCTGGATCCAAGAATAACTCTACCCCAACTATATTCGCCATAAAAATTACTAAATCCAATTCCAGTCAATCCATTATAACCAGAAACACTCACAGTTACTTTTGCAACATAAGTAACTCCAAGTCCAGTTACAGATGTCTGTGCTATTGAAACTGATGCTACTTGATATACATTATCTAAGAAAGTGGATCCAACTCCAACAGTTGATCCTAAAGAATTGAGAGAAGTTACTCCATTTCCAACATTAGAGTTGTTGATAACAAAATAATAACCTGTCTGAATTCCACTGATAGTAGTTACACCAGTTATTGAAGAATTTCTGAGGAAAGAATCTTTTGGAATAACAAAATCAAAAACAATTCCTGTTGATGCAACTCCAACAGAAGTCGTTGATACTCCAGAAATAATACCAAAATCACCTTCAAAAGAACTAACCGTATTATTTTCAAATTGGAAGGTGGGGGATTCGATTAGAACGACTGGTGGATTTGATGTTGTATATCCTGTTCCTGGTCCAGTTATGAAAATAGAAGTGACAATTCCAGAAGTAATTGATGCTATTGCAGTTGCCCTTTGAGTAGTTCCAAGTCCTACAGGATTTTCAATGGTTATTGTTGGTGAAGTTGTATATCCAACTCCACCATCAGAAAGAATAATTGACGAAATTGTTCCAGCAATAGATACAACTGCTGTTGCAGCTGCCGCAACCTTAGAATCTTGAGATATTAATGTAATATCTTTTTGGAAAGATAATGAAATATTATTTTCATTGATTGCATTAAAGAAAGGTCTAATACTTTGAACAAAAGCAATCGTAGATCCGATCCCAACAGATTGAATAAGATATGATGTTGGATAAATTGAGGCCTCATAAAGAATACGATCCTTTCCAACACCTTTTTCATCAATAATTTTATCTTCAGTTTGACGACACCAAACAACTGGCCTCAATAATGTTTCATCTTCAGTATTTCCTGGTCCAAAATAAGGATTTGTATTGAGAAGATCTGTCGAATTTACACTTGTAACTGTTCTCGATTCTTCTTGTAATGTTGAACTTTGACCTATAGACGAATCATACCCAATAGTCAATTCGTCACCAATTTTTACAGTTTCTAAAATATTTCTTTCAATAACATCAACAGAACCACTTCCTCTATAAAAAATAATTTTTGATATATCACCGACTTTTGGTGGTTCAGTAAAAGTTATTGTACTTCCTCCTGGGAAAATGTAACCTTTACCAGGAACTTGAAGTATATCATTTACAAAAACAAGAAGTGAATCTTGTACGCTAATATTTGATCCTCTTGATGAACGTATAGAAATTAAATTACCCTGATATTTGATTGGGAAAACAATTTTTTTGCCATCAAACAAATTATCAATACTATCTAATAGTTGCAATTCTCCAATAGACCAACCAGTAAATTTATCAGTAGATGTATTTTGGATACTTATTTGGAATTCACTAAAACTTGAAGTTGTTGGAATTCCAATAAGTCCTCCGATAGGAACTGTTAGAATTTGTCCAATATCATATCCATATCCAGTATTTTTAATCTCAAAATCTATAATACTAGATCCTTGTCCAACAACAACATCAATAACTGCCTGAGTTCCCAAACCACTTGTGGATGAAGAACTATAGACTAATGGAATATTTGAGTATGATAATGGAGCATCAATAAAGACATATGGTGGATTTGTTGAAGTGTATCCAAAACCTGGATTGGTTACTGCAATGCTAACAATATGACCATTAGAGACAGTTGCTGTTCCTATAAATTGAATATTGGAAATTCCTACTGAAGAAGTTCCAACACCAACTCTAACTGTTTGTACTCCCACTCGATATCCAGAACCACTGTTTCCAATACTAATTGAAGAAATTGTGCCTAATCCAGATATTATGGCAGTTCCTCCAGCAGAAACTAAAGGTTGATATCCCAATCCTTCCTTCGATCCAACAGATACAATAATACCTCCTACAGGTAAATTGGAAGTATTTACATCATATTTGGATGAAACTCCTGTCCCAACAAAACTAATTGTTGTTATTCCGACACTTTCGGTCAATGTATATCCAGCAGTTGCCCCTGGAGATTGGAATACATCATTTATCAAAATAACAGCATTTTCATTAGAAATTCCTGTTACATCAGACCTATTTGATTTTAGAATAAAATCTCTTCGGTTTGCATTAAATTTTGATGAGATATCATCAAATATATAATTTTTGTAATATGTCTCATTATTTGTATTTTGTGTGCCAGATCTCAAGAAACTTCTACCTTGGAAACTTGAGGATGTTGATATACCCAACCAGTCCCTTTCATCTGGTGGATTGGTAGTGGTGCTTAAAGGAATATTTCCATATGGAGCTTCGACAAAATTGAGAGTATTGTCAACAATATTATAATTTCCAAACACTTTAGTAACCAAAGTGCCAGTTGAATATCCGACAATATTGGTTCCCAACCAAGGTCTACGAACTCTTATTGAATTGGTACTTCCAATACCAACTCCATCAATTCTCATAATTTCATCACCAACTTTAATGAGATCTCCTCCAAAGAACGATGTTATTCCCGTAAAATATAATAAATCATCCGTTGTATATGCATTAATTGCTAACGTTGTAGTTACTGCGGATGCAACAATGGGAGATTGAATAAGATTATCAACTGCAACTATTACCTTGGCATTTTGATTTTTAGAAGTAAATGCGTGTGTAGTACCAACACCAACACTTGTAAAATCTAAAGTTATTGGAACAGATTTTAAAGCATCTTCTGCGCTTCTTGCAAGTTTAATTAAATTATTATTTAATTTTACTACATAAACACTTGACGGTAATTTATTGGTAGAACCAACACTTACAAAGGATGTAGTGGCAATTCCAATTGCAGATGTAGTTCCGGAACCTGCATTAGTATAGACTACTTCTTCACCAGTAACGAAAAAGTGATTTGGTAAAGATATGGTATTTGATGATAAATTGACTATTGATGCATTACTTCCATCAAAAGATCTTTGGAATATTGGATAACCTTCGTGAGTCAACTCGAATGCCCTTTTAATATCCCTATCAGTGCCATAATAAGTGCCATAATTTGTTTCTATAGTAGCGTTATTAAAATCAACAATATCTTTATCATCATCTTGATATCTTAATGCATTGAAAAATATTTTTACTCCAACATCAATATTTGGTAAAGGTGTAAATGTTAATCTTGTTGAAGTTATTCCACTTACAGCACCTATAGTACCAAGTCCTGTGCCACCAAAAGTATTAATATTTGCATATTCTGCAATATAAGTCTCTGTTCCATCATCTACAACAACAACTTCTGAAAATTGATGTCTATTGTTAGTTACATCAGAAACTTGAAGTATTGCATATATTCCATCATATTCTTCTGGATAATCAGCAATTACTGTTGCTGCTGGGGATATCGATGAAGCTATTGAAGTTGATGTTGCCTGCAATCTAGCGTGCTTCATATCAAAGGTTCCAATACCTGATGATAATGTATTACCGACAGCAACTTGAATTGTATTAATTGTTGCCGCTATTCCAACAGTTGGAATAAAATCAATTTTTAATTGAGACCCTGATAGATATGCATAATAAGTACCAAGTCCAGAATTAGAATATATGTCCTGTGATATTGTAGTTAATTGTCCATAATCAAGATATTGTACGGTAGTGCCATCGTGTAAAACGCTTAATTCGTCAAATTGATAATCCCCATTTGACCCAGCAATTTCGACTAAAACTTTTGTCGAAGTATAAGTACTTGCAATTCCAACAATAGTGGTTGCGCCAGAAGAAACGCTAACACTACTGGTTTTTATATCAACAATACCTCCAAAATTAGAAGTACCGGTACCAATAAGACTATCTTTTAAATTATATGCCAATGTGGTTACATCATAATCATTTACGCTATATTTTGTTGGATAGAAGAAAATGACACCCTCACTTCCTTCAACACCAAAATCAAATGATCCCAAATCATAGGTGGATTCAACTCTTCCATATTGATTAATATATCCAAGGACATTATCATGTAGAAGAGTTAAAAGCATCATCTGCCTTTGTCCAGTATATCTTTTATCTCTTACATATGTAATATATTTTTGAGATCTTGCATCTGTAAGATCAAATCTATGAACTTCACTATATCTTGCTGCTCTTGGATTGCTGTTAAATTGAGAACTAATATCATCAATCGATAAAACTCTATTGCCAACAGATTCAAAATAATCAGTTAATACTCTACTTGAAAATGATATTTCATCTGAAAATGTTGATGATCCCATATTAAGAGAATTTTCGCTAACCAAATCAAAATCATAAACACAATTTAAATCAATAACACCAATTATATCATTTATAACTTCAACTGATGTGAGATATGTTGAAAGTCCAACAACCATTGAATTTGCATTTGATTGTGGCAATGAAGATTCTAATTGATAATCTGCAAATTTTTTGAATCCAAGGGTATGGTTTAATGTCCCAACTACATCATTCCAAGTATCATAATCTACTTTTGATTTTAGTGAATATGAGAAATTCTGATAGTAATAACTATCTTGAATTCTTTGTGAATTTTCATTTAAAAATCCAGCATCAATTTGCCAACCTTTTTCGACAGTTGATTTTGAATCCAAATTAAAGAATGAATTGAATTTGTTGATAGAAGAAATGATACCTTGAGTTTTTGATGTTAATCCTTCAACAACCTCTCCAATTACAAAATCATCTTTAGAACCTATTTTTAATTGGTTTATTGTAGAATTCCAGTCTTCAACATAACCATTTGCAGAATTTGATTTGACATTTTCACCAATTAAGAAATTATTTTTCTTAAGAACTGGATTGAAAATTGGAAAATATTTTTGTGGTATTATTCTTCCTGAAGAATTTGATGCATCATATGTTCCTGGATTTTCTCCAGAATTTAAAAATCCATTTAAACTGTACCTGACAGTTGCATTATTTCCTCCAATATTTGCATCAACATAATTAATTGTAAATAACTGATAATCATAGTCAGAAGAGTTATATCCTTTAGCGGTAGAATTAACTCCAACACTAATATTTTCAACTAAAACTTTATCATTAATAGCAAATGGAAATGAATCTGCAGTACTAAATCCAACAGAAAGTGTAATTGTTACATCATTAGTTATTGCATTAAATGCTATAGAACTAATACCAACACCATTTGAATTTTGTGTTGGCAAAATTGTAGGAGTTAAATTATATAAACCATAAGAATTTCTTAAAATAGTTACCTTAGTATCACCAAGATCATATCTTAAATCAACTTCTGGAACTATTTGGTTAGTTTTTCCATCAAAGACAAGTAATTTAGGAGCAGAACTATAACCTCTACCGAAAGAAGTAATTCCAATAGATTCAAATGAAGCTAAAGGTTCTATTTTTGCAATTTGTGGGAGAGAAACACTTGGTCTAATTGTAAAATCTGATGGAAAATCAAATCCAATATCTTTAATCTTTGTTTTTTTAATTTTTCCTATTGATTTGCTATATGGTTCAAGTAATGCACCAGTTCCAATTCCAGAATTTATACTTGTTATTGGTGGTAATGAATAATAATTTTGTCCTTTGTTTGTAATATTAAGTTCGGAAATTGAACCATATGCATATAAAGAATTTGTTTCATAATTCAATATAGAAGTACTTGATGCATATGAAACAAATTCTGGAGTTTTTTCTAAATTGTAAGTGAAAGATGTTGTTGATGCAATTGTTATTGGATATTCGCCATTATAATCGCTTACTTTTACTTGAATTTCATTATTAGAAAATACAGAAGAATCTATATTTACTTCTTCTTTTTCAATTGGCAATATGCTATTGTAGACTGGAACTAAAGTATAATAAAGTTTTTCTGGAAGATATTCATTAACTGAAAGAACAACCCTTGCATCACTACTAACACCTACCGTACCAAATCTCTGAATTTCAAATGTTTTAGTCTCTTTTGATGAATCAAATAAATCAGTAAAGTTTGAATCTTTATAGAATTCCAAACTAAAGGCAGGGTAAGAATTTGCCTGATTTACATAAGAAAGAGTGGAATCTGATAAATCAAATGTTACTGTAGAATTTTTATAAACTTTAATTGGAGGATTGACTGGTGAGAGAGTTCCAGTTGAAGAACTAGTAATTCCTACAATTTCTGGTTGTAAACTAACAGCACTATAGTATGTGTTGGAAAGTTTGATTGTATTAGAATCAATAATAACTACATAATAGATTTTGTTATCTTGAAGTCCAACTGCAGGTGATGATGAAGTATGAATTACCTTTTGGCCGTTGACAAATCCATGATTTACGATTGTTATCGAATTTAGAGAAGTATCAACACCGACAGATGAAAAAGTTTTTGGATTTATAAGTAATTTTCTATTATAATCATTATACTTAACTGTGATTGAAGTTGATATTGATGGATTTACGTCAACAAAAACAGTATCATTGTTTTGCAGTCCATGTGTCTCTGCAACAGAAACTGTTACCAAATTTCTGGATATTTTTCCAGTAATTACTGAATAATTTGTTTGAAGACTGTGATATGTGCCAGATCCAATTCCTACAAAATATAAAGTACTTGATGTAATTGTTGTTGAAGCAATTCCAACAAATGTGCCAGTAGAACCAAGTCCAACTTTTACAGTGGCAATTCCAATTAAATCATTGGAAATTTTTGCAACATATACTGAAGAATTATTAGATAGTGTTGTAGTACCAATCCCCGTGAAGGAAACTACCAAAGGATTTCCGCCATTTGTAGAATAAGTAAGTTGATCACCAGTTTCTAATTTGTGATTTGGAATATAAATTGTTCTGGTTGGAATAAAAATTTGAGTAATTCCTGCGCCAGGATTTGAGAAGGATATTGTTGTTCCAATTCCAACACCAGATATAGTTCCTAATCCTACAGATTCTATTGGATTAAAATATATTTGTTTGTTAATTTTATAATCATATGAAGTTTTGAATCCAGAATTTGTTGTTAACTTTCTTGAGTTTTCATATAAAACTTCAGTAGCAGTATGTGATGACCCAACACTACCTCCAATAGATCTTAAAACTCTAATTCTTGAAGATGGAGCATCAATGTTTAAAATCTTTACTTTTTCTGTTCCTATACTGAATATATCATTTTCGCGTATATATGATGAATTTAAATTACCTCCAACAGAAAAATAGGTGACTAATCCGGTTGAACCTGTTGTACCAACACCAGTAACAAGAGATAATGTATTAATAGTAGAAACGCCAACCTGATAAGATCCTTCAATTAATGCAGAAGTAGTATTTAATCCAGAAATTGATACAATATCTTTATTTGAATAATTATGCGGATTTGCTGTAAAAATTGTAATTGAACCTGCATTATTTGTTGGATATATTTCAACATTTGAAATTGTACTTGTTGCAACACTAACAGAATTTATTGATTTTCCTTTTAATTTGGAAACTTTGGCACTAACATTATATCCAGAAGTGTTGGATTCGTTAAAAACTACCGAATCATTAACTTTATAATTATTTCCACCTGTAACTATGCCAATATTTTCAATAAATCCCGGAGATGCATATTTAACATCTACAGTTTGATTTAAAAGATTTGGTATTGATAAGTAATTATAGGATGCATCCTCATTAATTAAATTATAATAAGATGTATTTCTGGACCAATTTGTTTTATTCAGATCAATTTCTTCTTGATTTGATGATTTTTTAAAATTAAATTCATTTGGTTTTGATTTGTAATTTTCTCCTATTAAATACGGGAATGTTGGTCTCTTATATCCAGCAAAAACGCCAGAAGAATCTGTCAATGAATTAATCGTTGCAAAATATGCATAAGTTCCATTTGGAAATTCTGGTGTTACGCAAAATCTACCGTTGTTTTCATCTAAAACAGTATCATCAGTAGTTTTTGAGTAGACATAATCTTCTATAAAAAATCCTAAAGGAAATTCTGTTAAAGAAGGTCTGTTTGGTTTTAAAACTTTTGCATATCCAGACTTAACCTGAGATACAATTCCACCCTGTTTTGTTACATATCCATATGGTCCATAGATGGGATTGCCATCATAAGCCCAACCAATAATTGGAGAATGGTTTGATGAAGAAACTTCAATATCATTAACTTTTTTTAGATCAACTTTTGAACTTCCATATAAAGATTTTCCACTTTGATCGACTGAATAAACTATTTCTCTAAGTCTTCTTGGAGCATATAAATGAGAATATTGCAATTCATACTCATGATTAATTCCTTCTGCAATAAATCCATCATCATTGGTAATATTATAAAAATATTTTTCAAATAGATTTACATTCCATGTTGTTATTTTTGGTAAAAATTCTGCCAAAGAACCTGCTGGAGTTATTTTTATTGAAGTTGTATCTGAATTATATCCAATACCTCCTTCAATAACCCTTATTGATTGAATTTGTCCATTTTGAAGAATCGGAGTTATAACAGCACCAGTTCCATCTCCAATAATAGTTAAATTTGGTGGAGAGTTATAATTGTTTCCCTTACTATTAACTAATACTTCGATAATTTTACCGTCAGAAATAATCGGAATAAGTTGTCCACCTGAACCACTGTTTAAAGTAACCAATGGCAATCTATTATAATTTAATATATCAGAAGTTCCGTATGAATAACCTTTTGATGATAAGTGAATAGAAGTAATTTCTCCTCTGAATATTGGTTGAACTACTGCTTTAAATGTTTCATTATTAATTGAAGAAATTCCAACATTTCCAAGTACTTCTACAGAAATTTCTGGATAGTTAAATGTATGAGTACCAGATCCTTTAGAATTTAATACAATATATTGATTTGTATTGTAATAAAAATCTTGATTAGTAGCGCCTAATCCTACTTGAGATAATTTAAAATTATCATCATCAATTTTTGTAACATAGTAGTTTGTGTTAGTAGATAATCCACCAACTGGAATACCATCAGTAGTATAAGTTACAACTTCTCCTGATTTAAAGTCATGATTTTTTATTTCGATAGAACCTAAAGATGTGCTAATTCCAGTAGAAGATGTAGTTCTGACTTTACTTTCATATCCATTGCCAGAATTAATTATATTGATAGATGCTAAAATAGACTTTTTATTATAAGATTCAATTGCGTGAGTGCCAGTGCCATAAGATGTTAAAACAACAGTATTGATTCCCGATACAGAATCCTCCAGTGTTCTGTGCAATTTAATTGTATATGGAGTTTGGACGGAGACATAGTATGAGGAATCTGTAGATAATCCACCAACAGATGTTTGACCATTTGCTTTATAAACAACCTTCTCGGAATTTGCAAATTTATGATATGTGGTAAATCCAATCGTTGATAAAGTAACTCCTAATCCAACAAGACCTGCATTCGATTGAGAATTGAAATTTGACTGGTGAGTCACCAATTTCATATTTGCAGATGCTTTTGCATTGCTACCGTTTCCTCCAGTAATTTTGATAATTGGAGTATCTTGATAATCAAATCCTGGGTCAACTATTCTAATTTCTTTTAAACTTCCCTTTACGGCGCAATATCCAGTAGCACCAGTTCCGACCAAATCACTAATGTTTAAAGTTGGTGGATTGATTATGTCATATCCAGAACCTGGAGAAAGTACTTCAATGTTCTCCAATTCTCCATAGGAAACTGTATCCGTAGATTTATAATTTAATATTTCAACGCCATTGATTAGTATGCCAGTTAAACCTGGTTTTGTTGGATAAGTTTTTCCCTCAATTGGAGAAGAAACTATTTCTCTTAAAAGTTTTTGAGATTTTAAAGTTTTTGACTTAAATTTATAAAATTCAATTTTATTGAAATTTACAACAGTTTCATCATCAACCAAAATAAATTTAGAATCATTTATATTTGATCTACTTTTTGCTAATTTAATACTATTCGAATCTACTCTTTTTATATAATAAATTCCTTCATCAAATAGAGAACTTTCTATAATGGATGTTTCAATAATACGTCCGTCAGAATCGGTTGAAAAAGATGTAGTTTTTTGGGGTGTATAATACACCATATCACCAGTATAAAAACCATGATCTGTGGAGGATGTTATTTTGAAGGTATCTCCAACAAAAGTTCCAGAAAATGTTATTGATTTATCAGAAATATTAAGATCTTGATTATTGTAATATGGCAAAGATGGTGATGCAACTAATGTTCTATCTTTTATTTTGTAGATATTTTGAACATTAGCATTTAATATTGAGGTTGAGGGGAAAGTAGACGAATTTACTTTTAATAATTCTCTTTTTATAGTATAGTTATTTTCTAATAATTCTCCTTGTCCCCTTATTGTTAATGAATTGGAAGAAGTAATATCAATAACAATTGCTGATTTTTGTACCCCAGATTCGCCTATAACTTTTAATTTATCTCCTATTTTAAAAATATGCTCATTTGTAGTAATAAGACGATATGTATTATCAGAACTATCAAGTTTAGTGAAAGATGAAATATTATATGATGTTGCTAAATTAAACAACCAATTATTCGAAACTACATCCTTTGCGTTAATTCCAAGAGTTTTGATCTTGCCAGTATTTCCTTTTGTATAATAATAAGTGTCGTCAACAATATCAAGATTTTTTAAAATAGAGTTAATTTTTACCTTTATTGTCTGCCCATTATACATTCCATATGCAAAAGTATTGATTCCAATATTACTAGCATCTAAAATTGTTGCAGTTAAATTTGAACAATCAAAAAATTGGGTGAGAGATTTTGATGAATAATACACTACACCCAAACTTCCATCATTATAAGTTACGGATAATTCACCGCTTTGAGGAAATCCAACAGTAGAATCTACAGACAATACTGTGGTTCCAGCAGAAACTTGTCCAATTAATTTTGTTTTTGGATGAATAGAAAATTTTCCGTATATTGCACCATCAACAATAATATCTCTATTGTATCCTGCATCAAGACTTAATTTGTAATAAGTATTTCCAACTCCTGAAATTATTTTCTCAACCTTTGCAATAGGAGCATATGCCTTAGTAATATCTCCATAAGAATCTTGTAACAAAGTAGAATTTTCAAGATTGAGAGGATCTCCAGAAATACTCTCAACAACCAAATCTTGTGTTACATCATAATGTGCGTCTGATGGTCTAAAAAGAAAATCTCTTGGACGAATTATTGATACATTCTCTCCATAAAGTGCTTTAAATAAAATTCTGAACGATTCGTCAGTTCCCTTACTTCTATAGAAATCTTTTGCTTGCTTGATGAAAAGGGATTGGTTTAAATTATCAGAAAAAGTTCTATTCTCAAATCCTGGTGTTAATTGATATTTTGACTTGAGTAAGAATTCTTTCAGGAATAATGAACTTAAATTGGTGATTGTTGCTCCAGAAGTATGTTCTGCAACTTCTGATTTTGAAAATACCAATTCATCTGGATGATTTTGCTTATTATAAGAAGTAACACCACTAAAACCTCTTATACATCCAGTAAATGAACTATCAGTTTTTCCTGTATATGTGATAATTTCATCATCTATTTGAATTAATCCATATGAATCAGGAAAACCATAGGTTCCATTTGATATTGACCCATTAAATCCTACATTAATTACATCATCAGTAATTGAAACGTCAGCAGATAATATTGCACTTTCAGTTTGGTTTGTCTGCTCATCAATTTTGATATAATTATCAATATTTTGTATTAAATCGGCAGAAGCACCCTTAAATTCTTGAGATATGTAATATTGTGATAAAAATTCAGAAACTAATGGAAATTCTTCCCTAACATAAGAAGGAAGTTGATTCTGGACGATGTTGCTAAATTTGATTCTAGTTTCTGTCATTTGATTATGATCTTACTAAGTTCCCGTTGTTGTAGCTTGATGTTACAATGTAGTTTGATGCAGATGGATCAAGACCTGATGAAACTTCATCAATAACCATTTCAAATATACTGTTGTTAATATCTAGTTGCAAATATAAATCCTGTAATCCAATTACATCATTTGATTGTGGATTGGCAGAAATTTCTACAATTGACTGTCCATCTTTGATTTTGGCAGAAGTAATATTGATTGGATTCAATGTAATAATGCCACTAGTATAATTAATTTTTCCAACATTTCTTCTCAAAATTGTTGGACTCGATGATGATGGTGATGGAACAGTGAATAAGAATATAGATCCCGTTTTTCTATTAGTATCTGGAATATCTGAAAGATAAACATCTTCTAAAATTCCATTTACTCTAAACGCAGAAGATTTGATATTATATCCATTGATATTCTTAATATGAAATTCATTTCCAAAACCAATTGAGTATTCTGCTAAACTATTTAATACAACTCTAAGATCCCTTCTCATCTGAACCTTAGTAATATTTGAGGTAACTGATGCATGACTATCATCAATAATTTTCAAGAATTTACTATATTTGAACCGTGCTCCATACTTATTTAACTCTGTTGATTCTGCATACTTATTTGCATTTGATTGAATTATACTAGAAACATATGCTGAATTTGAAGCAAGGTTTGTATTATAATAAACTTTTGAATCTATCTCAAGATAAAGATATTTTAAATCTAAAATTTCTGGAACAATACCTGCAACAGCATATTTCTTTAGCTTCATTTTAATATTTTCTTTAATCAAGTTTGGAAGAAAATCACCAGTTCTTGGTTTAATGCTAATAAAAACTTTTCCATATTGTGGAGGAACTACTTCTTCTCCACCAAATACAGAAATAGACTCTGTTTCTGGATAAATTTTTGCAGGAATTAAAGTCTCATAATCATTTGCAGTTAGTGCTCTATTTTGAGATGCATAAATTCTTGGCGCATATTTTTTAATTGATTCAACTCCTTCTATACTTTCACCGCCAATTGAAGATAAACCAGTCGTCAAAAGAGAAATTCCTGAGGAAACGACATAATCTATAGAATTTCTTGTATAGGTCAATCTTCCAGAAAAACTAAATTGACTAATGCCATTTCCACTATCACCATTGGTTACAATATATGACGCTTCAACATAATAACCTTCTTGAAGTGCTTTCCCAAAAACACCATCACCAAAAATCAATTCATATCTTTCATCTTCAATTTCTTGTAAAAAATAAACTTCAGATTCACTATCAATTCCAAATAGACTATCTTGAAGATTATATTTTACTGAGACAGTTGCTGAGGATGGATTATTTTTAACTAATACTGAGATTAAGTCAGTATCAATTCCACTATTTGGAAGAATAAATCTCTGATTTGGATTTCTTGATGTATAAGTGAAGTTGGTATTTAATAAAATGCCTTCATAAATTTGAATTTCATTAAAAGATGCAATATTATCAACTACAGGAACCGTAATATCTTCTAAAATAGAGAAAACAAATGATTGATTACCAAAAGAACCTGTCGTACTTGCAACAGGACCTTTTTTTAATGTTAAAGATGCAGGAGCAGGTGTGATATTTGTAGTATCGACAAAGAAACTTACGGTTGCTCTTGCTGCTTTTTTTGAGCGGGGAATATATCCAATATTTCTTGCCAGAGAAACAACATTTTCTCTGAGTGTTGCACTATCAATGAAGACCTCATTTGCCACCATATTGGCATTATATGAAGTAATATAGGTATTATATGCCAGAACATCAAGAATAGTCGAAAGATTGGATCCTTCGAAGTCATAATCGGTAAAATTTGAATTGGACTTTAAGTAATCTCTTAAAGTTGTTTTGATCTGGTCAAAGTCCAGATTTGTAAAATTTACTAATGGCATTTACCTAGTAGGTTGCAGAACGAATTGTAATTGCTGAGCAGGAACATCGGCACCAATAATTCTATAATTAATCACCACATCAAAAGAACCATTATCATAGTCAGGAATTGTTTGTACCTCAATTAATTGAACTCTTGGTTCATAGTTATTAATTGAATTTCGAATTTCATCCCGAATAATTGATGCAGAAATTTCATCAACATTTTCAAAAAGTGATCTACTGACTCTTGAACCAAAGTTTTCATTAAAAAACTTTTCGCCAGGAAGAGTAAAAACAATATTACGAAGAGAGCGAGCAATTGCAGTTTCATTTTTAAGCGCAATCAAATCACTATTCAGAGGATTGCTCTGAAAAGTCATACTGATATCTTTGAAACCTTGACTTACTCGCTCTAATGGCATTAAGTATTATAATTCTATCTTATTTATTGCACTAAAATTCGGTTAAAGGAATGGGTTCCGTGCCATATTCCCAGTCATCATAGTCATCATCATTGCGAATTTTTTCATGAAGTTCTTTTTGAACCTGAAAATCATGTTTTTTTGGTGTCAGATCATCATTTGCAATCTCACGAAGCATTTTTTGCTTCTGAATTTTAGTTTCCCAACCATATTCTGATGCTAAAAATTCAGTTCCCCACTGATTTTTCATGAAATTTTCGTCTTTATCGACTTGTTTGGTCATTGTTTTGCTCCTGATTTGGTAAATCAGAACTTTTTACGGGGTTGCTATCCCGAACATCAATATAAAAACCTTTTCTTAAATAATCTTGATCTTCAATAAAAACTAAATTATCTATTTTTTGAATATCTTGATCTTTCCAAACTGGAACTGCAACAGAATTTCCATAACGAAAGTCTGGATTTCTTCTAAAATGAACTTCTATTAATTTATTGTCGATAAATTCACAATTAATCCACTCATAATTACCTCTTAATAGGTGCAAAATTGGAGGAAATTCAATTTTTGTGTCTATTTTAGACCATTTTTTCCATTTATACAAAGGATCATTGAAATCTCTCTCACCCAAAACTACCAAATCTGACTGTTTATGATGATAATCAACGCTAATATGTTTTCCTTTGAAGATTTCGCACCAAAACTCAGCTGGATGTAAATGATCTGTATGACTATCTATCCATTCTATACGAGAAAATCGTCCCATTCCAAGTAAATTAATGCATGGACGGACGATATAATGGCCTGAATATGGAACAGAGCATCCTACAGGACCACACAGATGTCCTATACGACGATTTAAAATTAACTTGTTATATACCCAAAGATCTTCTTGATGAATAGAGTTCCATTCTTCTGCTGGGTCTAAGTAATACATGTATTAAATCCAGATACATGATTTCGATGAAAAGTAAAATTATTTTGTATTCGAATATCAGAATTTTTAAATGTCCAACATTCACCATTACTATCTAGAAAAACAACCCATTCAAGATCGTGTTCTTGTGAACGATCAATACAAAAAAATGCCCAACCCTTACCCTTTGGAGTAAGAACTGGGATTGTAGGATTTAATTGAAGCATGATAAGAATTACTTACCTTGACCGCGATATTTCTTTTTGCGTCCATTACGAGAGGTTGCACTCAATAATGTGCGAGCAGAACGACCTTGACGTGTCTTCTTTGGAGCTCCTGGTTCAAAATGAACCTTATTCATTCCACCACTTTTAGCCATTTAAAATTTCCTCCATTTCAAGTTCATTAGGATCAATATCTTCCCCCGAGTAGAAACGCTCTGAGAAGTCTTGAAGAATCTCACTACAGTCTTCCATAGTGAGATTCGAATAAATTTTACGCCCTTTATATAAAAGATTGTAAAGTATCATTTAGATTACGCGAGTTTTTTCATGTCCCACACGAATTCGCGGATCACACCATGTAACCATACCTGCTGCTTTTGCATCAAGACAGAATGAAACATCCTCACCACACATATCCTGCACTTTGCCAGAATCAAAGACTTGCATCTTCGGAGCAAACCAAGGATACTCAAGACGCTCAAATACACCGTGCTTAATCAGTACCCAACCAAATCCAGTGTAATCCACTGTGAAAGGCTTTCTGCGTTTTGAAATTGACTCCACAGTTTCATGATTCATGACTCCACCATTTTTGCGGAAGTCATCTTCTTCTAACCAATGTGCGACAGAAGTTGTGTGACCATCCTCTGTTGCATACCATCCTGCAACAATCTCTTTTTCTTCGCCTTCTTTATTCAGTGCAAGATCACAAAGTTGCCAGAACTTGTTAGAATCAAAGACAATATCCGAGTCAATCCAAAGTTGATAATCATATTGTAGTTTACCATCCCAAGGAATTTGCTTGGGACCGCGAAGTACATTTGCACCCAATACTTTACAACGTGCAAAGTTAACCATTGATGAGTAATCTTGTGAAATTTGAATACTCATTCCATTTTGTACAAGATCAAAACAAAGTTGTACAAATGCTTTTAGAAAGATAAATGAACATCCTCTGCCAGGTAAGCAGAAAACAATCGATTTCCCTTTCATTCTTGCTTTGATTGCATCATAATCCCACTCTTCTTTTGGAGTAGTTGGAGCTGCTGCTTTAACTGTAAATCCTTTTGCCATAAAGTTTAATCAACCTTCAGATCAATTTTATCAGTTTATTTAGAGTTTGTCAATGCTAACGCATGTCAATGTGATGAATTTAGTGAAACTTCCCTATTCACCAATAATTCCTCATATGACAAATCATCATTTGTGTAATCAGTCTTCATTAATCCTACCATATTATTCAGTGTCCTCCATGTGGTCTGAAATTCTTCTTCTTTTATCGAATGTAATAAACACTTATCTTTTGCGTAGATATGATATACCTTTTCCATGGGGGGTTAAAAATATTGTCGGAAATTTTTTGTAACACAAGTTAATGCATCACTGTTTTATATATCACAACAATACAAAATTATTTTTTCTTTCCACCCTTTCTTACAGTTCTTTTATCGGGGCGAGAATAACCACCTTTATGAATCCATTTGACACCCATTTTTTACCTCCGGAAATTTTTTTAACTTTTATATAATATGATTTTATTTTGGTTATGAAATTTTATCTGTAACACTTTGAAAAGTGTTTTTATACTGGGGAATTTTTTTTTGTATTTGATATATAGAGGTCGATTTGTCACCTCTGTAGGTTAGGGTAGTTTGGGTTTTTTAATACGGGGGGGCAACGCCCGATATAAACAATCAACAATAAAAACAAATAACTGCCATAACGAATAAACAACTGACAACGAATAAGTATTTTATTCGTTTAAAATAATACTAACTGCTGATAAATCGCCTGATATAAGTATCACAAACCCCACGAAAAAACATAAAACACTGTCCAATGTATCAACAACTCACGAAGATTTGTTGATTATTGATACATTGAACCTGGTAATTCATATAAAACTGTGAGATTTCTTATACGATCAGACAAACAGTTGTGCTACAAATACACAAACACTGTCAATTTTTATCAAACAACACGAACATTATAAGAATTACCAACGAACAGAGAGATCTTCTACATAACTCTCTACTTGTTCTGATGGTTCAAGGTTAAAGAGTTTATTCCAATCTAATTGATGAGGATTAAAATCTTCCATTACACTAAGTTCAAGAGTAATGCGATACTTATTCTTTTGTGCCGACAGATACGAATTTGCCATAAGACGTGAGTGAAGAATAAACTGAAGAGAACTTCATTCTATCATATCGGGTAGAGACTGTCAACGAACACTCTACACGAAGATTTGGACGCATCATTATATTGTAGAATATTTATAGTTCTTATTGCCAAAACGAAGAACTATTATACACGAATTCTAACAATTAGTATCTGTGAAAAAAATGATATAAAAAGTTCTGATACGAAACTTATCTAATCACGAATGAATTTATAATATCTTTTCTCTGTCTTGTTAATTATAAGAAAGCATACGAAACATATCTAATCACGAATCATTTTTTGAAATGATTGTATTAGATTTCTTATATTCTTATCATTCATTACGAGACTTATCTAATCACGAATCATTTGGCACATTGGGAAATCTATAATTAAACCCTGTTCGCCTTGTTTATAACTATTCTCTTCTGTCAGATTGTTACCTTTTAGTCCCGTGGGAAGTTCAAGTGCTGCTCTATGAATTGAATAGTTGTTTTATTTATACAAGTTTTAAAATAAATACTATAAGATACTCTGTGCCCTGAAAGTAATTATAAGTGCCTTCCTGGGGCATATAAGTGTCTCTGGGAGTGTTTATCATTATTACCCAATGTGTGGGGAGTTCTGATGATCTTCCCTCCCTCTTGCCGCCCTAAAAGTCTACTGCCAATTCTGTAAGACTCATGAGTCACTGTGCCAGTTTGTGAGGTGGTCTGTGTCTTATGAGTCTTATGAATAGGCAATAAAAAAGGCGCGAAACTCATAGTTCTTATGAGAATCGCGGGTCTTATTGTTGTTTTGATGTGGCGGTTTTTGATGTGTCCGGGGGTCTTGACATTTTTGCGCGGTCGTGTTATAATACGCAGGCCAAGATCACAAGGTATCAGAGCATTTAATTGACTATAAGGTTTGTAACACAAAATACATTAAATCTAAGTGAAACACATTATAATTAATTTTTCAGTTTCCACAAGTGGAAAACTATTTTACCACTA